AGACGATGCTCAATTCGAAACTCGTAAGAAGGGTGAACATAAAGAAGCTGCTAGAACTTACGGAATGGGTTCCAAAGAAGGTCGTGGTTTGAGAAAAGGAATTACCAATAATCGTAACTACGTTTATGGTGATAACGGGGTCAAAGTTGAATCTATCAATAATGAAGTCCAAAGATTGAGAGAAAAAAACGATGAATATCGTAAGGCTCTTAACGTGTTCAGAGAAAAATTGAATGAAGTTGCAGTGTTTAATTCCAATCTAGCATACGCTACAAGATTGTTTACAGAACATACAACTACGAAGCAAGAGAAAATCAACATACTTAGAAGATTCGACGACGTTGAATCTTTGAAAGAGTCAAAGTCTCTTTACAATTCTATCAAGAATGAACTAAATAACACGACTCAAAATGTTGTGACTGAATCAGTAGGTAAGATTGACAAATCACCAGCTTCAGGTTCAGCTCAGAATTTGATTGAGTCAAAAACGTATGAGAATCCTCAGTTCATGAGAATGAAGGATATTATGCAAAAAATCAATAAATAAAACCTAAAAAAAAATATATTAAAAATGGGTGCATTATTAGAAAGTGGTCTTGTTGGTAACATCGGCATGAAACATTTGAAAGTTATCAAAGAAGACACAATTAACAAATGGGACAAATTAGGATTCTTAGAGGGTCTTGGTGGTCACCTTAAGGAAAACATCGCACAGTTGTATGAAAACCAAGCTTCACACTTAATCAATGAAGCTTCTTCAACTTCTGACTCAGGATCTTTTGAAACTGTAGTTTTCCCAATCGTAAGAAGAGTATTCTCTAAACTTCTTGCAAACGACATCGTATCAGTACAAGCTATGAACCTACCTATCGGTAAGTTGTTTTACTTTGTACCACGTATCCAGGGTTACTCTGGTGGTACATGGGACGGAGCAACAGGTGGTAGTGGTGATCACTACGCTCCTGTAGGTTCTCCAGGTAACTACCCAGGTGATCCTAACAAGGGTTACGGTACAGACGTAGACGCTGGTACATACAATCCTTCTTTCAACAAGGATCTTTATGACTTGTTCTACGAAGGTAACGAAGCAGCTTTGAATCCTCCAGGATTGTTCGACTACTCTAAAGGTAGATGGTCGGCTATTACAGCTAACACTGTTACTCAAGTTTGGGAAGATGGTTACTTAATTCCTTCTGGTTACACTAGTGGTGATTATAGAAAAGTTCTTATCAAAATGACTGGATTCATGAACGCAGGTGCTGGACAATTGATCGGACCTAACGGTAACATGATGGATACTGAAGAATTCCTTTCAGGTCTTTTGATCTTAGGTGTTGGGGGTAACGTAACTACCTCAGCTAACACAAAAAACCCATACTTGTTCAGAGTTGTTACTCAGAGATACGGTAAGGGTATTGTAGAATACGGAAGTACTTCATCAACTGTATGGCCTTCTACAGGTTCAGGTGGTCAGTACAATAACGTATGTAATAATGCGGGTCACATCTACTTGGAGGTTGATTTACAAGTTCCTGTTTGTATTGAGTGTGGTCAAACTACACCTGACGGTTACACAGGTTCTACATTCGCATCAACATCTGGTGACAGTAACGCTTTTGTAGCGGTTTACAGAAACTACGAGAGTTTGGAATTCGAAGATCAAATCGGTGAAGTTTCTTTCGACCTTGAGTCCGTAACAGTATCTGTTACAGAGAGAAAACTTAGAGCTCAATGGTCTCCTGAATTGGCACAAGACGTTGCAGCATTCCACAACATCGACGCTGAAGCTGAATTGACAGCTTTGTTGTCTGAGCAAGTGGCTGCTGAAATCGACCGTGAAATCTTAAGAGACTTGAGAAAAGGTGCGGCATGGGATCTACGTTGGGACTACAACGGATGGAAGAGATTAGCTTCTTCAGGTACTACTCCTTACACTCAGAAGGACTGGAACCAAACATTGATCACAGCTATCAACCAACTTTCAGCTCAAATCCATAAATCAACTCTTAGAGGTGGTGCTAACTGGATCGTTGTATCTTCAGAAGTATCAGCTATCTTTGACGACCTTGAGTACTTCCACGTTTCTAACGCGGCTCCTGAACAGGATCAGTACAACATGGGTATTGAAAGAGTTGGAACATTGGCTGGTAGATACCAAGTTTACCGTGACCCATACTTCCCAGCTAACCAAGTGTTGATCGGACACAAAGGTACAAGCTTGTTGGATACAGGTTACGTATACGCTCCATATGTACCTCTTCAGTTGACTCCAACTATGTACAACCCATTCAACTTTACCCCTATCAAGGGTATCATGACACGTTACGCTAAGAAAATGGTTAACAACCGTTTCTACGGACGTATCACTGTTGATGGTGTTAGAACATTCAACTTGGACGAATTGAGATAATATTCTCAATTTATATAGTAAGGGAGGGTAGTTTACCCTCCCTTTTTTATTTAATGGATATTTATATGAAAAGTAAATAATGTCCACATCTTGTGTCTGTAGAAGGGTAGGTATAAAAAACGTGATGCCAATAAAAACATTGGTCATCAATTACACCCGTTGCTCCGACGAATTAGTTGTACAAAACTATCAAATAAAGCCTGGTGAGACAAGGGAAATATGGTATATAGTAGGATCATTCAGTACTGCATTCCCATCATCATCATATCAAGAAATTGATTTCACGTTATGGCCTGAGGGTTGTGACGTTCAACCAACACCCGAAGTTATAACTTATTTCATTTTATTTGAAAATGGAAATGTTATGACAGCTCAGAATAACAATGGTATAGAATACCAATATTAAAAAATCACCAAAAATGGCAAACCAACAAATATCACAATTACCACAATATTCAGGAAGTACAACAGGTACTTGGTTAGTTTTAAATGATTCCGGTGAAACAACAACTTATAAGGTTTTGACAACCGATATTGCTGGTACTTCAGGATCAAGTGGTTCTTCAGGTTTGTCAGGTACTTCAGGTACTTCAGGTACTTCGGGTACAAGTGGTAGTAATGGAACTTCAGGTAGTTCAGGAACTAATGGATCTAATGGTACATCAGGATCATCAGGTAATTCAGGTACATCTGGTAGTTCAGGATCTTCAGGTGTATCAGGAACTTCAGGATCTTCTGGAACATCAGGAAGTTCAGGTTCAGACGGAACATCTGGTTCTTCAGGTACCTCGGGTTCGGACGGAACATCGGGATCATCAGGGTTAAATGGAACTTCAGGATCCTCAGGTACAAGTGGTTCTTCAGGACAAGATGGTAGTTCAGGTTCTTCAGGTACATCAGGACAAAATGGTACTTCAGGTTCTTCAGGAACATCTGGTACTTCGGGTTCAGATGGAACATCAGGTTCTTCAGGTACTTCGGGTTCAGATGGAACATCAGGATCATCGGGATCAAATGGAACTTCAGGATCTTCTGGTACAAGTGGTTCTTCAGGACAAGATGGTACTTCAGGTACATCAGGACAAAATGGTACTTCAGGTTCTTCAGGCACATCAGGTTCTTCAGGTGATTCAGGTACTTCAGGTTCATCAGGAACAAGCGGAACTTCAGGAACTTCAGGTTCAAGTGGTTCATCAGGTACTTCAGGAACATCTGGTACATCAGGATTAGATGGGACTTCGGGTTCTTCTGGTACAAATGGTAGTAGTGGATCTTCTGGTACATCGGGAACAAATGGTACTAGTGGATCTTCTGGTACATCAGGAACAAATGGTACATCAGGATCGAGTGGGACTGACGGAACATCAGGATCCTCAGGAACTTCAGGTTCCTCAGGAACATCAGGAACTAGCGGTGAAAATGGTACGTCAGGTTCAAGTGGTTCTTCGGGAACTAGTGGTACAAATGGAAGCAGTGGTTCCTCAGGTACAAGTGGAACAAATGGCACATCAGGATCAAGTGGTACCTCTGGATCTTCAGGTGATTCAGGTACATCAGGAACTTCTGGTAGTAGTGGAACTTCAGGATCAAGTGGTAGTGACGGTACAAGTGGATCTTCAGGGACAAGTGGTACAAATGGTAGTAGTGGTTCTTCAGGTACTAGCGGTACAAATGGTACTTCAGGTACGTCAGGATCAAGTGGTACTTCAGGATCATCAGGTGATTCAGGTACATCAGGATCTTCTGGTAGTAGCGGAACTTCAGGATCAAGTGGTAGTGACGGTACAAGTGGATCTTCAGGGACAAGTGGTACAAATGGTAGTTCAGGAACAAGTGGAACAAATGGTACTTCAGGTTCAAGTGGAACTTCGGGATCATCGGGTGATTCTGGCACCTCAGGGTCTTCTGGAAGTAGTGGAACTTCGGGATCATCAGGTGATTCAGGTACATCAGGATCTTCAGGTACAAGCGGGACTAACGGAACTTCGGGATCAAGTGGATTGTCTGGTACAAGTGGTAGTTCAGGAACCTCAGGATCTTCAGGTGATTCTGGAACTTCAGGATCTTCGGGATCGAGTGGGACATCTGGTTCCTCAGGAAATTCAGGTACATCAGGTTCTTCTGGATCTTCAGGTACAAGCGGGACTAACGGAACTTCGGGATCAAGTGGATTGTCTGGTACAAGTGGTAGTTCAGGAACCTCAGGATCTTCAGGTGATTCTGGTACCTCAGGTTCAAGCGGTACATCTGGTTCTTCAGGAACAAGTGGTACATCAGGATCGTCTGGAAATTCAGGGACCTCAGGATCTTCAGGTTCAAGCGGTACATCTGGTTCTTCAGGAACAAGTGGTACATCAGGATCTTCGGGTAACTCAGGTACATCAGGATCTTCAGGTGACTCGGGTACTTCAGGATCAAGTGGAACATCAGGATCTTCAGGAAATTCCGGAACATCAGGATCTTCGGGTAACTCAGGTACATCAGGATCTTCAGGTGACTCGGGTACTTCAGGATCGAGTGGAACATCAGGATCTTCGGGTAACTCAGGTACTTCAGGATCAAGTGGAACATCAGGATCTTCGGGTAACTCAGGTACATCAGGATCTTCAGGTGACTCAGGTACTTCAGGATCGAGTGGAACATCAGGATCTTCGGGTAACTCAGGTACATCAGGATCTTCAGGTGACTCTGGTACTTCAGGATCGAGTGGAACATCAGGATCTTCGGGTAACTCAGGTACATCAGGATCTTCAGGTGACTCTGGTACTTCAGGATCGAGTGGAACATCGGGATCTTCAGGTAACTCGGGAACTTCAGGATCGAGTGGAACATCAGGATCTTCAGGATCAAGTGGAACATCAGGTAGTAGTGGTGCATTTGTGGGTAATCCATATGATGGAATTGCAATAAATGCTATACCAGCAACTAAAACTTACACTAGCTTTGTCGCTAACAATTCAATTAGTGATTCATTTGTTGTAATTCCGAGTGATCTTGATAATTGGTATGTTGTTTATGTAATAGCGTCATTTGGAGAAGGTGTAAGTAACGTGACCTGTGATATGGAAATAGAACAAAGGAACCAAAGTTTTTCAGTGGTTTCGTTTATTCCTTACGAACACACCTCAGGAGATCGAGTCGTAGGATTTGCTTGGCCTCAACCAACATATAGTAATTTCCAAGTTACTGTTGGAAACACTTTGAATGTAAATGTTCAACAAAGTGGTACTCCACCTGGTGGTGAGGCTGCGGGATATACTGTTACACTAACTTTGGCGGAAAGTCCCTCTTGATTTTTGACAAGAAAAACCGAATATATATAATATGAGAACAGTATTTGCTAAAAACGTTATTCCACCTACACCATCGGTTACACCAACTCTGACGGTGACACCCACGGTTACACCCTCGACACCCTTGGTTTTGTATGAAATTCAAACATGTGCAAAACCTGTAACAACTTACATTGTAAACACTCCGTTTATAAGTCTGGGACCTGGAGGAGATGTATACGGTCTTCAATTTGGTTTAGGTGTCGTACCAAATGGTTGTTATGAAATTGTAGGTATAGTAGAAGAAGGTATTCCCGATGCAACTGTGGTAGGTGCTACAGCATTTGATAGTTGTCCGAATTGTAATGCAGCGGTTACACCTACACCAACACCCACAAGGACTGTTACACCAACTAAAACACCAACTACCACACCTACTAGAACTGTAACACCGACAGTCACACTGACAAGAACAAAAACACCAACACCAACTCCAACTCCGACCAGTGGGTGTGGACCATGTACACAAATTAATTGTCCTCCTACAGGTGGTTATAGTTTTACTGTTAGTGAAGTAATTGGTGGTACCATGGCAAATGCACTATATCAGAATATTTCTGAGTGGGAAACTTGGCTTGGTATATATCAATGGGGACCGTTTGGTGGAGGTTCGGGGTGCCCTACTACTCAAGGAGGTGGAGTTTTCAGTCTGGGTGGGGACAAACCAGATGTTGATGGTGGCTCTGGAGTTACAAGACAAACTTCTATAAACAATCAGTATACTAGATGTTACTTAGTAACTGTGGGTTTTAGGTATGTACAGGCCGGTGCTACCGCAAGTAGTAACTTGAGATTATCAGTTGGAACTTCCGCAGGAGATTGTAGTTATGGAGTATTTAATATTCCAACACCTATAAGTGGTACATATTATTCATTCCAATGTCAAATTCCTAATGCAACATCACCTAATCTTGTCATCGGACTTTATACACCTGTTTATTCTCAATACTTTCAATGTTTCACGCCAGGTTCTCTATCTTGTTGTTATACTTCAACTCAAAGTCACGCTGGATTTATTTGCCCTGCTGGAATATGTGGTACATTCTCAACTGGATGTAATCCATATTGGCAAAGTTTTTATCCTTGGTAATTTATTATAATTATGAAACAAATTTGTAACATATTAAAAAAAATATTTGGTGTTAGACCCAAAAATATTACAACTACAACAACAACTCGTTGGGTATCTCCACCTCAACCGACACCTCCGACTTTAGATAAAGTATATCCACACAACGTAAATGGTGTTGAAGAGGATTTAGGTAAGATTTGTAGTACAGGGGTTTTGACAATTTATTCAGATTGTCAAACACTCAGTATGGGTTGTTTTGTGTGTGCGGATTCAGAAGGGAATGACTTTATAACTTTAGCGGGAAAGTATTTCCACGATTATTCTAACGACGTAGTCTACTACGTCCAAGAAGTCGATGGAATGATTTTTAATGTAGGAAGTTGTAATTTATAATTTCCGAATCAGTCGGGAAACCATTTCACTTTCGAGTAAATTAAAACAGCCCCTACGATGTGCCGATACTAAAGCCAAGGTTGTAATATACTTCACCTGTTCTGGTGAAAGGTTGTCGAAAAGAGTATTTATTTCGTCTTCGTTAGTAAATTGTATTGTGTCGAATAATTCTCCGATAATTTCTTTGTTTTTTTCTTGGTTTTCCATAACAATAAGATGTGTTGCTCTATTTATAGCAAGTATCGTAAAAAAATGGAAAAAAACAACTTACAACAAAGAATTAAAGAAGATTTGGCGGTTTGGTTTGGTACCAAAAAAAAACCCAAAGGTAGTAAACAACCAAAGGGTCCATGGGTTAATATTTGTCGTAAGGTAGATGGTAAGCATCCGCCATGTGGAAGAGATAATACCGACAAAGGTGGTTATCCTAAATGTCGTGCAGTAGGTGTTGCTGGTAAAATGTCCGATTCAGAAAAGAAAGCCGCTTGTGCACAAAAAAGAAATGCCGAGAAAAAAGATACCCAAACAGGTAAGGGTCAAAAACCTGTAATGACATCATATAAACCAAAGAAAAAAACCAACGAAGGAATGAGACAATTAATACAGTCCATTCTCAGAGAAACTGTTGAAAAGAATGATATGATCGATCTTGGTCGTATGGTAGAGATGGAACACACTTCAGACCCTAAAAAGGCTGAACAAATAGCCGCAGGTCACCTTAGAGAAAATCCAAGATATTATTGTGTGTTGTTTAGAATCGGACTAATCGATGAGAAGGACGCTGAGGAAATGGCATCTGAGATTTGCCCGTCAATCTAAATTTATAGAAATATCCCTTAGGGAGTGTTTGATGTTAGAAGATATTTCATCTTCCATTTTTTTTCTTTGTAACTCTACAGTGTGGTTGAATGTATCATTCACTTCTTTAATTGACTTGTCGGACATTGGGACCACGTAAGAATATTTATGATTAATAACCTTGATTAGACTACCTTCGATGGTAATGAAAATACCAAGTCCATCATTTTTAATATATCTTTTGTTGGTTATCGGTGTCAACAATAAAGTTGAGTCAGGACGACTAATGAGTTTTTTACAAATCTTCAAACAATCTAATTCGTATGCACTTTGTTTTTCACGACCGTAGTCAATAGACTTGATTACATAAATAACGTAAGATTGGATCAAACGTCTGAATTTGTGTGTGATTGATTTCATAGCCCAAAGATATGAAATCTTTTTAGAAAAATAAAATTAACAGTAAGATCCTGAGCATCTTTTTTTACCGTCAACTCCAGGCATCGTTCCCTTACATACTTGGACGGCGTATCCGTTTGCATAAGCTGAGGGATACACATCATACTTAGCTTTAGCGGCGGAAATACCTCTTGCACACAATTTGTTTTTTTTCTTTTTTGCTTCACCCATTTCCTCAGATTCATACAATGTATCTTCAGAGGATAGTTCATTCATAAAAAATTCATAAACGTGATCCAAATTTTCTTTTGCCTTTGAGATATGGTCGTCAGCCCAATCGTGACCATTTTGTAAAACTTGATCAATATAACTAGGGTCAAGACTCATCAAGTTGTCAAGTTGTCTTTTCATTTGTTCCAAATTTCCAAAAAACATGTAGTTTT